CCCATAATGCCGCGGTTGACGCGGTTCACCTCGCCGGACACCTTATCGGCGCCGGTGGTGCGGAACTTGACTTCGAGATCAGCGGCGGTGAGGGCCATGGGTCATCCCTTGACGGCGTGACGTATCATGAAGACAGAGAACGAGCGGCGTATGTTTAGGGAGGAATGAAGGGTGTCGGTCATCACAAGCGCGGTCTTTTGGTTTGCGGTCTTTCTTGGTGCGGTCGCGGCGTGGCTTGGCGAGATGATCTTGAATGATCGCTATGGACCGTTCGCCGTCGCCTGGCATCAGGCCGCCGCCTCGGTCATGGCCATCGCCTTCCTCTTGGCGATGGCGACGGCGATTGACGAGACGGTACGAGAGTTCCGCCGCTAGGACTTCGCCCGCATCCGCTCCCGCGCCTCGATCATCGCGAGCGCCGTCAAGCGGTAGTACGGCTCCTGGACTTCCGGCGCGGAAACCGGGCAGTTCAGCGCGTCCGCAATCGCGTAGTCCGTGACAAACGTTGGCAACCATTCCGTGCGCCCCGCCTCCGCTTCTACGAGGTAGATGTCCCAATTTTTCCAGGCCCACGCGATCCGTTCGCCTTGACTTTTGGGAAGTCCCGCGCATGCTCGCTAATCGCGAGGTAGATTTGGACCAAGGCGGGGACGCTGAAATAGGTCAGGATGTCAGGATCGACCGGAATGACCGCGCCTTCCGCCACAATCGCGCCCGCCGTAATGCCCGCCGCATGCAGGTCAACCGGCGGCACCGGTCCCTCTAAGTCCCAACCGACAACGCAGCCGGCGAGTTGCCGCGCCATGAGGTTCCGGTTCTCCGGCGTATCCGGGCTGTCCTCATCCGGCAGAGTCGCCGCGTTCGCTTGGTCGAGGAAGACGAGTTGGTTTGGGTCGTAGGTGATCTTCGCCGTATCGTCGCCGCCAAGATCAAGCGTCATGGTTAGCGTTTTCGGCATGAGCGCGCCCAAGGATGGCATCGAATCCTCCGTGTCCGCGGGAAGAGCGGACGGTTCCCGCACCCGGTCAAGCGCCGGGCGTTGCGCGGTCTAGTAACTCGCGACGGTATTGATGAGCGTCAATTCCAGGGCGTTGCCGGTCACATCCTCACGCGCCAGCACGCCGGGCAATTCGAGCGCGACGGCCGGGCTATTCGGCGCGGTGCCGACTTCGTTCACATCGGTCAGGAATTGCGCCCAATCGAGTTGCATCCTGTAGGAGACCGCGCCGCCAATGACCGGACCATCGACCGCGAGCCGGAAAACCTTGATTGCGCCCGCCTCGAAACTGTCAATCAGGCCGCGCGCCGTCGCGTCGAGGCCGTAGGTGCCGGTCACGGTGTAGTCCTGATCCTCTGCCTCCAAGAGCGATTCAAAACTGACGATGGCGGAATTGATGGGCGCGTCCGGCGCGAACTTATCGCCCATATCCCAATTCATGCGGTAGCAGGCAAGTAGTTTCGTCGTACCGAGGTCGGCCCAGGCATCGTCGGCCCAGACATCGAAGTCACGAGACGGAATTGGCGCGGATGGCATCGTCGTTCGACCCGCCGTCACAAGTGTCGCGTCGTAGTCGAGCGCCCGGCTCATGAAGCTACTCGATAGGTTCAAATCGCCGCGCACGACTTCAATCCCGAGCGATTGAAACACCCCGAAGACACCTTGAATCGCGGCCGTCGCGTCGCCCCATTGGGTTGTATACGTCCGCAGCGTATCGGCGGCATCCGGGTTCAGGGTAAAGACGTGCTGATACGCGGTCGGCTCCGCCGTCACCGTTGTCACCGGCACGGCGATGCGGCTGGCCGCGATCAAGCCAAGCGCGTTGAAGTCCATGACGGTATCAACGGACCACATCCCGCGCTGGTCCGGCAATTCAACCGACGTCGCAACCTTGCCTGTCAGGCCCTTGAACGGTTCCGCCGCGCCCTCGTTGCCGGGCCGCATCTTGAGCGCGGGCACTAAGAGCATGGCGTTTGTCGCCGCCGTGCCGGGCGTCGTCTCCTTCTGAATCTGCGTAGCTTGCCCCGCGATAGATCGTCCGGCCATGTCGCTACTCCTTTAGGCCCTGAACACATGGGCCTGCAATATGAATCCCAACTGCCGATACAGCACCCCGCCATCCGTGACGGTGGTAATAGGCCACTCCCCGGCGGGAAGGAGCGTGAGGTCAAACGTCTCGCCGTCTTGGGTGATCGTCGCGGACGCGTTGTCAATCGCGAGCGCCGTCAGCGCATCTTTCGCCGCGGCGCGAATCGGCGAGTCAGACTCGCCCTCGCAGATAAAGCGCACCACATAGCGGATCGTCTCTTCGGTCGGTTCCATCCCCGCGCTAAACGGCCCGGTGTAGTCGCCGTTTTCCATGTAATGCAGCGCCGCCGGCAGCGCCGTCCCTTGCGGCACGACGGCAAGATTGCGGATGCGCGTGCCGACCGCGGCGGAGACGGCCGGTCGTATTCTTAGTTGATTGTAAACATGCTGGGCGACCACGCCGCTCCCAAACATTAGAGTCGCCTTTCGATCTGCGCGAGCGCCGCTGTCCATTCGGGGAAGACGGTATTGGCGGCATTCGTCGCGAAGAGACGCGGCGCCATCCGTACCGTGCCCTTATCGACAAACGCGGCATACGCGGCGTGCCAGTGAACGAAATCCGGCCCGATACTCTTATTGTTTTTGAGATTGCCGGTATCAACCGGCGTCGCCGGGTCGGCCCGCGCGACGACCTGAAATACCGCCGCCTGCGTGATGTCGCGCACCGCCGGTTCGAACCGGGCGGCGATGGCCGGACAGCGATTCGAGTGGATGACGACTTCAGCCGGCATTAGCCCCGCTCCTGACAGACGGCGGTCGCCTGGATGCCCCACGCGCCTTCTCGCAAGACACCTTGAATCTCAAAATCCCGTGCGGCGATGCGGAGTGTATCGGTGGCGCCCGCCAGGGTCGCGTAGGGCAGATCGACCACATATGGCCCGGTCCACCCTAAGCGCCCCGCCATCTCGCGCTCGGTCGCTTGCAAGCCGCCGGTTCTCAGCCGCCCCATGCCGGACTCAATCAGCGTCTCGCCCGTCTCGGTGTTGCCGTAATCGTCGGTGCCGGTCGCAACCGGCCGCCGCAGTTGGTAGGCGTCAGGAAACGCCAGGTCTTCAACGAGCGCCCGGAACTCGGCGACATCGGCGGTAGACAGCACATCAGAGGCGGGCATCTCAATTCACCCACGCCGAGGATAGCGGCACGGAAACGGCGCCGCCCCCGCTCCCGCCGCCGCCGCGCATGACCGCCGCCATCCGTAGGCAAAACTCCGGCGTCCACTGACGTTCAAAGCTCGTCCCGGCCCCAAGCGCGACCTTGAAGCGGTCAGTAAGTTTCGCGGCCCGCCATTCCCAGCCAACCGCCGCCGCCTCGCGCACGTCATAGGTCGGCGTCCACCCGGCGTCGGCCGGCTCAAGACCGTCAATGTCGACGCGCTCCGCAAGCATCAGCAGATCGTCCACCTCAGCAACCGTCAGCGGACCAGGGCCGGTGTCCCATTGGGTATGCGTCTCGATCAAGCGGCGGGCGGTCGCGGCGTCCATTAGTCGGTCTCCGCATCGATCTTCGTGGGTTTCGCCGCCTCAGTCGCCGCCTTGCGTTCCGCCGCTTGCTCCCGGAGGTTCAGGTCATACGGCGAGCCGTCTTCGTAGCGCAGAATATCGACGGCATCCCCGTACACCTTGGTCGCGGCATCGGCGCTTGACACCACCACCTCGGCCCCTTTGGGATAGGCGGCGTTGCGCCGGAAGCGGACCAGGACAGGCTTCGTCATGGTCATCCCTCCGTGACTTCACCGCGCGCGACTTTGCGCTGATGCGCGGCGACTTTGGCGGCTTGCTCGTCATCCGTCTCCGGCGTCGGCAGGCCCTTTCCCGCGCCTTGCAGCGTGTAGTTTTCGTTCGGCGTCGGATCGGTCGTCACGCCGAAATAGCCCTTCTCATTCGCGGCGTCAAAGGCGTCTTGCACCTCAGCTTGCCCGGCGTCAGTTGACGATGCCGCAGGCGTCGGTTCGGGTGCGTTGGTCTCGGTCTTGGCCATGGCGATGCATCTCCTGTTGGAATTGACGGATCGGAAGCCACTCGGCACGAACGGATGCGGCCAGGGTCGGATTGCCGCGGAGCGCGGCACAGCGGGCGGCATCCGCCTTGCGCCGTGCCGCGTCACGCGCCGCGAAAAAGGCGGTCCAGGCCGCATCCGTCGCCGGTTCACTCATGACTAGGCGGCCGGGCTACGCAGGACGGCGGCCGGATAGCGGTTCGCTTCCGTTGCCTGCATGTAGTTGAGCGGGTTGCTGACTTGCCACCCGACGCGGAACACGATCCGCAAGGCGGTCATGTCCTGTTGCATCAGGTTGTATTGGACGAGCCCCGCCGCGTCCGTGATGACGCCCTCGGTGTGGATCGTGACCGTGAAGTCCTGGCGCACGCCCAGCACGAATTGCGACGCTTGGAGGGCGAACAGTTCCGCCGCGCTCAGGCCGGTGGGCCACAGACCGCCAAGCGGATAGGTGGACGGCAGGCCCCAGATATTCGCGACCGCGCCATTGACATCGGAGAGCAGTTGCCCGTTCGCATCCCGCGCCCCCCGGAAGCGAGAGCGCATCGTCGGGTTACCGACAAACGCGGTCGGGAAGTAGCCATCGGCTTCCAAGGTGGCAATCAGTTGATTGATGTCTTCGGCGATGCCGCCTTGCGCGGTCGTCGCGGTGCCGCGGGCACGAACGTTGCCGGCCGCAATCGCCGCCGTGGTGATGTCGTCCGGCCAGGCCGCCGGCGCGTTCGTGCCGAAGAAGATCGCGGCGTCAAGCGTCCGGGCGATGGCGTTCTCCAGCAGCGGCCGGATATTGCCGAAGACGTCGAACGATGCATCGTTCAACACCGCGTCAGGGATCGGCACAATCGCCGCGATCTCTTCGATGTCGATGTACTTGTTTGACCAGTTGACTTCGGTCGTTTGCTTGACGCCGGTATCGCCACTCACGAAATAGGCGGTCGGCAGCGCCGCGAGGACCGGGAAGCGCGTTTGGTTCGTGGGGATGTTCAGTCGTGTGAAGATTTCGAGCGCGGCGCTTTGGTTTTCGAGCCCGCCCAGCATGATTTGGCTGACTTGCTCGGCAACCAGCGCCTGCAATTCGGATCGGGAAATAACGGAGTTGTACGGCATAGCGGTCTACCTCATGTCGTTGATTCGAGGCGCCGCCCCGAATCGCTACGCGGCGTGGCCCGTTGCCCGCCGCAATACCGCATTGATCGCGGCGTTCGGATCACGCACCGTCTCGCTTGAGCGCCCGCCGTCGCCGCTCCCCGCGCCCTGTTGGAAGAGGCGCGGCGCACTCTTGCGGACCTTGGCAAGCAGCGCATCGAGGTTGGTTGGTTCGTCGTCGTCGTCATACTCAAGGTCATCACGGATCAGCGCGTAGACGGCGAGCGGTTCTAAGGCATTCGCGGTACGGGCGGCTTCCAGCGCGGCCGCTTTGCCGGCTTTGCTCCGTGCCCGCGTCACGGCTGCTTCGCGCTCGGCTTTGAGGGCATCCCGCTCTTCAATGAGCTTTTGCGCGTCGCTCTTGTCGCGATCCTCGAAACCGGCAATCTTGGCTTGGAGGTCTTTGATCTGCTTGGCGGCATCCCGCGCGGCCTTGCGCTCTTTCTCCAAGGCTTCCTTGAGTTCCGCCCGATCATCGGCGCCGGACATCCCGTCCGACGTATTCGCGGCATCCCGCCGCGTCTGATCGGTTTGGTCCTGTTGATCGTCGGACATCCCGTCCGCCTCTCCTGTCCGGCATCCCGCCGGAATACGAAAAGCCGCCGGGCGGGGTATCGCACCCCAACACCGGCGGCTCAGTCCGTCCACCCGCTCAGTTGTCTACGGCGATTCTAGCACATCATGCGGCGCGCTTGTCTCGCCGTGCCGCCCGCTCTCGCGCTCCGGCTAAACTCCCCCGCCGATAGGACGATCCCCACGTTTGCGAGCGGTGCAGCGTTACGAAGTCCTCAAGCGTTACCTCATCCGCAGTATACGCCTGATACGCGGCCGGTCCTAGGATGCGCCGCTGGATTTTTTCAGGCTGCCGGGCGAACCATTCCGCGCCGGTCTGCCGTGGTGTGAACGTTTCGTTCACATCGAAACCAAGTTCTTTCCACGGCTTGACGACCGGACTCACGCTGCACCGGCAGTTCACGTGCATCCGCGCCGGTTCGTCGAGGTCAAAGATGCGACCGTCAAGCGCAAGACACGCCGGACACGTCCGCACGGAGAGTGCCGCCGACCAGCGCCAGCCCTTGAGCAATTGCCGGTTCGCCCGGTAGGTGTCGAGCGTTGCCCCACGATAGGCGCGGTGCATCTCCGTCCGCACGATCCGTTCCGCTTTCCATCGCGCCCCGCCAAGATCGCGGGTGATCTGCCGGGCGATGATGCGGCTATTCGTGCCGGCCGCCATCCCCGCCGTGATCCGCTCGGTGATGGTGGTTGCGGCATCGGGGCCGAATCGGGCGAATGTCTCTTGCAACGGCGAGTCCGGCTCAGCGGCCGCCACAAATCGGCTCAGGGCGTCCGTAGGGAGTCGCGCGATAGGCAAGTCCACCCCGGGCGGGATCGGCCCGTAGGCGGCCGTTATGTGCGCGACGGCAGCATCCTGGGCCAGGGTCACGGCGCGGCGTTCCGCGTCGGCGGTCTCGCGGCGCACGATTTGGCCATAACGGTCGAAGGCGGCTTCGGCTTGCACGAGCAGTTGCCGGAGTTCCGCTTCACGCAAGATGCGCCATGTGGGGATGCGTTCGCCGGACGCTTGCAACGTTGCAATCCGGGTCTGCATCGCGGCCAGATCGCGCTCGAGGCTGGTGATGGTTTGGCGGTACGCGGCCTGCATCCGGCGCCGGGCATCGCGCTCATGGGTTGCCAAGCGACCGCGGTAGGACGTGATAACGCGTTCTAGGTCCGACGCGCCCATTACGCGGCCTCGGCGTCGATTTCCTCATCATCGGTCGGTTCGCCGGCATCGAACATGGCCCGCGCCCGTTCCGCCATCGCGTCCGCATCGGCCAGGACCGACGCCACTTCGTCATCACTCAGTTTGAACGCCATCCGCAGAATCGCGGGCAACGGCAGCCCCGCCGTGTTCATCGCGACGCCGATTTCCGCCATCTCGCGTTCCGTCCGTGGTTCAGCCGATTCGTAGACGGCTTCCAGCGGAAACGCCAGGTCAATCCCCTGCATCCACATCGCGAGCGTCAAGGCATCTTCCCAGACGTTGCCGAAGGCGATTTGACGATCCAGCGCCTTGCGGACGAACGGCGCCTCCGCCGTCTTCAGCGATTCGCCGGACGGGAAGTCGCCGGTCAAGCCGAGATAATGGACCGGCACCCGCGAGACGCGGGAGATGGTGAGGTCGAACATCTCCACCATCGCGATCAGTTGTGTCAGATTCGCGGCCGCGAACTGGCCCACGTTCACATCTTTGCCGCCAAAGGCGATCAGGTTATTGATGCCGACGTCGAACGGCGTCTCGGGTTTGTTGGTGGCCGGGTTGACCGGCGGCGTATAGCCCGTCACCCACCATTGCGGGAAGCCCATCCGCTCTGCCGTGACCATCGCGTCGGCCATCGCCTTATTGAGCGCATCTTGCAACGGCAGCACATCGGCCAATTCCGACCGTCCGAGTTTGCCGGTACGGGCATTGTTACCGAAGTGATGGACCGGGATATTCGGCGCGCCGTCCCGATACCAGTCATAGCCGAGCGGCCAGGTTAGATCGCCGTCCGGCTGGTACATCTCAAACGTCTCCGCCTTACTCGGCAGGCCCGTCCGGTACTTGCTCCGGCTGATGTACTTCTCAAGCCGGTTGGGGAGGTAGACGTTCAGCCGCAAATAGTCATCTTCGGTGCGCCAGAGCTTGACGGCGAGAATGATGAGGTCGGGTTGTTCGTCGTCATAGAGGACGCGGACGGCTCCGGCATCTTGCGGCCAGATCGTCGGCACGCCGGTCTGCGGATGCGGCCAGGTGATGATGTAGGCGTCGCCTTCGGAGAACGCCTCGACGTTGACTTCACCCTCGCGCTTATCCATCCGGTTCTCCGTCCAGAGGTTCATCACGGCGTTCGCGTCGCCGCGTCCGGTCGCGGATTGAAAGCCGGTGATGTGCAAGCGATCCGCCAAGGCATCGACCACGGACGGGCAGCGGTTGTAGGTGAGGGCGGAAAAGAGGGAACCGAAGGCCGTATTGAACTTGGGGGTTGCAAACGCGAGGTCTTGAATCCCCTCGTAATAGTTGCCGTAGGTGGTGTATTGCGCTTGCTTGCCGTCGTCACGGAACCGCTTGACGGCCCAGGCGAGCGGATCAGCAGGTAACGTCATGGCTCAAAATCCCCACGCTTCGCGACTCTCGCCAATCTGGTCAACGTAGGCGACGAGGTAGCGAATATCGTCCATCCCGTGATCGCGTTCCTTTAGCGGTTGATCGCCCTTTTTGCGGCCGAGGCGCATGTCCCAGACGTAGGAGGCGAATTCCTCTTCGGTGCAGGTCGGTTCTGCGGCATCGACCAACACCGGGTCGCGCTCGATCAAGCTATCCCGCAGGAAGTAGAGCCGGGCGCGGTCGTTGTCTCCGACCCGCAAGCGTGCCTGCACCGCTTGAATGCCGTCGCTGACGGCTTTATGCGCCGGCGTCGTGTCGATGCCTAAGGCCCGATCCAACGTCGCCCGGTCTTCGGCGTCATGGTCAGTGATGACGGCCACCGGTCGGGGGTCGTCGCGGGTGACGGCTTTGATCGTCGCCGCGTGGTCGACCACGAGCCGATGCGTCATGTAGATTTCGCGCTCCCGGTACAGTTCCCCGTCCGGCGATTGCGCCCACTGTTGCCAGACGAACGGATGGACGTAGCCGAAGTCCACCACCCAATAGCGCGGCCACTCCGGCGGAATCGGGAAGCGGTCAATCACATGCACGTCAGGGTTGAAGGTTTCGTAGATGATGCCCTCAGCGGCCGCCCAAATGCCGTCAAGTAGACGCGCGCGCCGCACGCCGGTCAGGGCGCCGAGCTTGCCCAGGACGTAGGAGCGGCCCGCCTCGGTCCAGTCGGCGCCGTCCCAATAGCGCGGGTTGTCTTTGTGCGTGGAGCGGAGACGGGTGATCGTCCCGTCGTTCGCCCGCTGGTTCAGCCAATGCGTCGGCGCGTCGGGGTTGCAATCCGCGATCACCTGTTGATAGGGCATCACGCCGTAGCGGTTGCGGGCCGTCAGTTTTTCGTGATCGTCTAACACCAAGTCAGTTGCTTCGTTGACGTAGATCAGGTCGTACTCGGTAGACATGATCTTGCCGGCGTTGTCGAGGCCGCCGACCACAATCACCGAGCCGTTCGGATACTCGAATTGCGCCGGCTTGACCTTGTTGCCGCCAAAGAAGCGGACGCCAAATGATCCTGAGCCGAGGACGTCATTGATGAACGTCACGAGGGCCGATGCGGTCAGGCTCGTCAAGGTTTTGCGGACGAAGAGGCCGCGCATCCGGGGATACTTGAGCGCGGCGGCATGCACTTTCCAGAGACAGGCCAGCGTCTTGCCGGTGCCGGCCGGACCTTCGAGCAAGACTTCGGAGTCGCGGCATTCGAGCACGCGGCGGGCGCCGCCGCGTGGGGCATAGGTGACGGTTGTGGCATCACGCGGCGGGGCAAGCATTAGATGGCATCCGTATCAACGCCGACGATGCGGACAACGGTGGTCGTCGATTCCACTTCGCTGCGGTCAACCCACTGGCCCAATTCTTTTGCGGCCTGCTCTTGGAGCGCCCGGATTTCCTTGACGAGCGCGGCATCGAAGGCGAACTCTTCGACCAGTTGCGCCGTGCGGCCCGCGCCGATTTGCTTGAGTTGCCGGACCAAGAGGCCGGTCTCGCCGCCGGCTGGCACGCTCCGATCACCGATCATCTGTCGGAGGGGCGTGATGGTCGGCTGTTGGGCGTCCTCTTCGGCCATCGCCTGATATTCCGCGCCGCGCTGCTCAATGACCCGTAACGCCTTCTCATGTAGGGCGTTGAGTTCCGTAACGCGCTTATGCTTCTTGGCGATGGCGAGGCGGGTCATGGCCCGGTTGAGGTCTTCGATGTGATGGGCGACTTGAGCGGCGAAGTCGGGATGCTGTTTCCAGCGATCCAGGGTTGCCCGATGCACCCCAACCCGCGCCGCAATCTCGGTATCGGACAGATCGTCCTCAGCGACCAAGAGGACCGCCTGCTTGCGTGGCTCCGTCCAAGCAAATGTTGTCGCGTTTTGTCGCATCGTTCACACACACAAAAACCGCCGGCTCCGCATCGCTGCGTCGTCCGGCGGCTCATCACGTCCACCCGCTCAATTGCATCTAGTCTACATCATGTCAGCACGCGCCGCTGATGCGCGGCAAGATGATGGAATGATCGGCGTTGCCCGCAGACCGGGCACGACAGCCAGCCAAACCCCCGCTCTGGATCGACAAACCACTCACACACATCCGGGTTGACCGTGAGGCAGTCATGGCGGACATAGCCAAGGATGGTCCGATGGCCGGTGGTCGGATCACGGCACCGGGGATTACGGCAGGCGAAGATGGAACGGGTCATGCGCCGTCGTCTCCGAGCAGCACCGCGAGGTCGTCACTATTGAGCGCGTCAAGCGCCTCGTGGAGTTCGTCGCTGACATCGTTCCACATGCGCCATTCATTTGCGGCGTCAGCGACCCGCGCCAGTCGCCGGGCCAGGTCGTGATAGCGGTCGCGCTCGGCGGCAATCACGCCGCATACGTCGATAGTTGGCGGGTCGTCGGGGCTTACGACGCTTGCGCTCGCGGTATAGGTTTTGGTGTCACCATTCATCGTCGCCGCCCAGCAACCGTCGCAGACCGTAAACGGGTAGCCGTCGTAAAGGGCACGGCCGCAGTGATGGCACGTCAGGCCCTTGGTGTATGTCAACCGGTCGCTCATGTGGTTTTCTCCTGTCGCGCCGCGTCGAGGGCGGCATCGGCCGCGAAAATGGCATGAACGCCGGGCGAGAAGGCAAAGGTTGCCCCGGCCAGGTCCTTCTCGGTTTGGCGCATTTCCTCCGCCATCAGCCGCACGGCCGCGATGGCTTGGTCTATTGCCGCCCGCTCGTCTGCCGTGTCCGCACGGTAGGCGGCGATCACGGCGGCGGCAACGTCGATCCACACCTCCTGAATCCTTGGGTCAAGCCAGTCCCAGCGATCTTGGTCTATAGGCTGCCATCCGAAAAAGCCAATCCGCCCGTACCGCTCCCGCTGGTCTGCCGTTAGGTCGCTCATGTCAACGCCTCCCCGATGGCACGTAACTGATCGTCGGAATACTGTGACAGCAACATCAGGAGTACGTCGCCGTGACATTCGGTCTCCGCAGTGCGCCGTTCGCCATCCCTCCGGCACCAACAGGCAAGCGGTTTGCCGCGCAACGTCGGTAGGAGCGTGAGCAGATCACGCCGGGTATTGATATGGGCGATGTAGCGGTCAATCGCCTCGCGCCGGCTGACGGTTGCGCTGATTGGGTACGGGTTGGCAAACGGGCTCGCTGCCAATCTCCGCCGCGGCGCCGCCCGCCCGATGTAGACGGCACCCTCGATGCGATCATGTACATGAACCACTCGCCCGCTATCGCTCATGCCGTCAATGCCTTTCTTTATCCTCAGCGGTGTACACCCACGCCTGAACAGAACCGAGCCAGGCCGACAACCGACCGTAGAACAGTTCGGTGTCTCCGTCAGTGCCAACAAAACTCGGCGCGGGGCTTTCGAGAAAGTTCTGCACGTCGATAAGAAACGTGAGGGGGACAGGAATATCGTCGCTCATGCCGTCAATGCCTCCTGATACGCGTCCTGAATCATCGCCAACGCCCGGTCATAATCGGACGGAAACACGAACATCGCCGTGATGCCCGCCGCTGCCAGTTCCGCAATCCACCGCTGTTGCGCGTCACTGATGACGCCGCGCGGTCCTTTGCATTCAATCGCCATCACCTTTCCATAACCGGCAATCACTAAATCCGGAAAACCACGCTCCGAGCCGATGCTATAGCGCGTGTGGTAGACGCAGAATCCAAGCGATTTGGCGGCGCCGGCGAGTCCGTTTTGAATCTGCGCTTCATTCATGCCGCCCGCCTCCACGTCCACGGCTGCCACCAAATGCGCGGCGGGTCCATCGCCGCCGCCTCAAGCTCGGCTTTCACCCGGCGCAACCGGGGATCGTCGCTGAGTTCCAGCGCCGCGATCACGCAGTCCAGCGCCTCAGAGAGTAAGAAGTCGCGTTCCGTCCAATCGCTCATGCTCGTACCTCGTGATAGCAGCCGGTGGCCCGGTCATAGGTGAAGAGGGCGTGCCCTTCCTCCCCGGTTTCGCTGAATCGGATTTTTTGAATATGGACTTGGACCGGCTCATCGCGGTTCGTCAGATCGCGCCAGATCGAGATGCCCGCATCCGCCTTGTTGCGGAAATGGGCGCTGCCAGAGATGTCCCATAGGCCGGGGAGGGGTTCAATCTTGTCGTCCGTTTTCTTGAGCTTCGTCGGGTGCGCCACGAGCCATAAATGCAGATCGTGATGCCGGGCGAATCGCCTGAGCGCCCCAAGGCATTCGCTGATGTACTCCGTCTCGGTTTTGCTGGCCGGGCGGCTATGCTCAATTTCGTTCCACGGATCAATCACGAGCCCTTTGATGCCCATGCGATAGACCAGGATGCGGGCGCGGTGCAGGATCGCCTCGACGGTTGGCTCTTCTGGCAGGATGAACGCGAAGTGGCGCCCGATCCAGGCATCCGCCCAGCGCAGTTCGTCCGGCGTGATACGCGGCGTCGGGCCGTCGTGAAACGGCTTGCCGGTGTAGACGCTGATGAGGCTTGCCACATGCCGGTGAACGGGTTGGTTTTCAGGGGAGCAGACGCCGAAGGTCCAGCCGTGACGCACGGCGAGTTTGATGAGCAGTTGATCGAGGAAATGGCTTTTGCCGTGGCCGGGGATGCCGGTGACGACCGTCATCAGGCCGGGCCGCACCCGGTAGAGTTTGTCAAGGTTCAGGTAGCCGGATTCGACGCCGCGATCAAAGCCGTGCTGATAGAGATGCGTCAGATCATGCGACCAGTCGTCGCCGGTAATGAGCCCTTCGACCGGGAACGGCGCGGCGTCCTCAATGCAGGCGGCGAGATAGGTGGGACCGGCTTGGATAAGGGCGTCATTGGCGTCTTTGATGCCGTCCGGCCAGAGGACGCGACTGCACTTTTCGGGACCGATCCGCCGCGCTAGCTCGTCAAGGAGTTTTTGGCCCGGCGCGTCGGCGTCCGGCGCGAGGATGATGCGGCGGGCCTGCGAAAAGACGGATTCGGCGCTTTCGAGAAAGGTGAACTTGCTCGTGTAGGCCGCGGCATCGGGGGCGGGTGCGCCGTCCGGCACGCTCAGGACGTTCGTGAAACCGGCGACTTCGAGGGAGAGTTTGTCGATTTCGCCTTCGACAATGATGATGGTATCCGCGCCGGTCACATCATCGAGGCCGTAGAAGATGCGTTCCGCCCCTTTCTCCATGCGGAAATGCTTTTTGCCGCAGCGGTGTTTGGTGTTGACGTGGATGCCGTCGCGTTCGTAGGGGAAGAGGATGTGCCCGACCTCGGCATCACAAACCGGGCAATATTCGCGGGCGGCGGCAATCCGGTTGCGGTGGAGGACCGCCTCACCGATCCCGCGCTCCTCGGCAAACCAGCGGACGGCGTTCGCCCAGACATCGGGCGCGATGGACTCCGGCACCGGGCGCGGCCGTTGATAGGTTTTCGGCGGCGCGGTGCCATAGGGCGCGGGGCCATCTTTCGCACCGCCCAGCCCGCCGCTCCAACCACAGTGCATACAGAGCCAGGTGCCCTTCTCGACATTGACCGACAGGCAGCGGTCGCGGGATTTGCGCCGGGTTGGGCTGCATGTCGGGCACAGCACGTCGATTTCGCCGTGGGCGCCGTGGGGCAGATCAATCCCGAAATCGGCAAACGTCTTCATCCGATGTAGACCTCGCCGGTAATCGCCGCCCTAAGCCCGGAATTGGCGGGAAGGGTCCGGGCATAGGCGAGCCGTTCCGCCTCCGGCATCGCCATCGCCTCCTTGTAGGTCAACGGGGGTTGCCGTCCGTTCGGTGCCGGCCGTGTGAAGGTTGGGACGTTTCGCATCCAATAGCGCCACGCGGCGAGCCAGTCTTTCATCGTTGAGCCTTTCGCCCGGTGATGGTCACGCCACTTCTCGGTTTCGGCGTCAATCCGCTCCGCCGGGACGCCGTAACTGATCGCCTGTTCGCGCATCTCGTCCGTGACTTCGAAATCATCGGGGAGTTGTGTTGCGCGTTTTTCCTTAGGGGGAATAAAAGGGGGTTTATCTAATACTTCGTTAGAAGTATTAGAGGTACGGTTAGGTGTCCCGTTACGTGTCCGTGACGTAACGGTTACGTCACCGTTACTGCCCGTTTCCGGGTCTTTATTCTCGCGGCGGCGTTCCCGTAAACGGCGCTGTCGCTCAGCATTTGCCTCCCGTTGGATCGTCAACCGACCGATGTATTTCTCCCAATTGTGGATGCGAAGTGCGCCTGTTTCGGGGTCTTGGTCTATGAAACCGACCGTCATCAGGGCGTCAATAAACGCCCCATCTTGGCCTGTCCACAACGCGGCACGTTCAATAACGTTACGCCGTAACGTTACGTAACCGTTACGGTCGGCGTTATCGACGGACCATAGCCAGAGGCACACCATATGCCCGACGATTTGCGCCTCTGAGCAACCCAACTCATCCGCCATCGCGAGCGTCTTGCGGTGATCTTTCAGCGATTGGTGAACTTCAATCCAGGCCATCACGTCACCGCCCTTCGACGGAACGCGTCTAGACCTCTAGAGATTGATAGGGGGGATGGGGTAGACTTTCGCACAACCGGACTCCGTGTTAGCGACGGGTGTTCGGTTAGAGCCGGGGATGGTGTTGACTGCACCGCCTCGGCTCGTTTCGTCCTCATCATTGTAGCACATCCGGCCATGATAGGCGCTCCCATCCCCCGCGGACCTACGCACTTTTCCGGGCGTCGATCTTGAGGATGCGGGCCCGCGGTTCCGTCGCCTCGAGCGCCACCGCCGCAATCCGTCGCCAGACCTCTTGCCGGTGATCGGGCAACCGGTCCCATGCGGGCAGGGCCTTGTTTGACGCCCACACCGCGTAGAGGCGGGCGGCGAGCGTATCGAGGGTCATGACGCTTCCACCTCCGCGAAGAGCGGCGCATCGCCGGTAATCCGCCGCTTCGCCATCGTCACGTACTCCGGGTTCAGGTCGATCAGGATGCTGTCCCGGCCCAATTGATCGGCGACGAGGCCCACGGTACCGCTCCCGCCGAACGGATCGAGGCAGACGCAGGGCACCGGCTCGCCGGCGTCGCAGGTGCAACCGGGCTGCCAGCCGATTGTTTCGCCTCCACGCCCAGGGCCGAAGTCCAACTTCGGCCCTCGTGGTGCTGATTGCGGCGATGAATATGCTTTCGCGGTATAGGTGTCCGTAGATCGACCCGCGCCGTTGTACCCGTTCTCCCGCTCCACCACCCGCCGCCACGGTGCCCCGCATGCCGGGCACGCGCCCCGTTCACTCGTCCCGGCCAGGATCAGCGGACGGACCAGCTTCGGCGGAAACGTTGCGAAATGCGCCTCTTTGAATGGCGCGGGGTTGACATCGAGCGCCAGCGGCTCGCCGGACTCGCTCAGGATCAGGCCGAGGGAATCGAAAAAGAGGTCGGAGTTACGGAGGTTACGGCCGGAACGTTCTTCGTCGGTGCGCTTGCCCTTCTCCCGCCCGTTCCGGTGAACCGATCCGTGAGATCCCGGCCCGGTGTCCCAGCCGTCCGGCGCTTTCACGGTATAGGCCGAGCCAGCCCGCTTCACCGCCTCCGCGTCCCAAAAGTAGCGGCTCCGCTTCGTGAGCAGATAGACGTACTCGACGGCGGATGTTGGGCGGTCGGTCGCGCTCTCCGGCATCGAATTGCGCTTGAGCCAGGGGAGTTGACTGCGGAGATACCAGCCCGGCTCTACGAGCGGCTTGGGTTCTTCACACCATGACGGAATGTCGATCTCTTGACGCTGGTTTGCTCGCTTGATGAGGTCGTAGAGCATCTCCCGCTTTTCTTGCTCGGATTGCGGGAGCCGTCCATTGCCACGCATCTCGCGGCCGCGCTTGTTGGATAGGTCCAGGTTGTACGCGAGGATGGCCTGCTTGCGCTTGACGATGAGATAGGGATAGATCGCCCGGATCACATCGACTGCGGCGTTCCCATCCAACCGCCACCCGTAGCTGTCGAACCTCGAAACGATGCCGCGGCCATCCGTCGTGTTTGCCCGCTGCTTGACCGCCGCTTTCCCATAGCCGGTGAGTTCCACGCATCGGTCGATCAGCGGCACGTCGTTATTCGTCAAGCTGGTGTAGACCACATAGCCGTCTTGGTATTCCTGCTCAATGGCCCGGCGATTTGAGCGGTGCCGCCGAATCCCGATGGTGCCCTCGCCGTCGAACATCGCAGCCAACCATGCTCGGTCGCGTTCATCCTTCACGCAGGTCGGAACGGTGTACGGCTCTTGCAGAGCGAGCGCGAGGCGGGCCGGGACCATCATCAGGTCTTTGGGCTTGAGGCCGTTCTGCCCGCGCGCAAACGTCCCGGCCTTGTTTCGAACACCGCGCGATGCTTCGGATTGCCGGCCACCGGGATTCAGAAACTCACCGTCTCGCCGCCCCCCCGGATCGTGCGAGCAGTAGCTATCCCCGAGATTGAGCCAGAGGGTGCCGTCCGGGCGGAGTACTCTCTTCACCTCGCGGAACACGTCCACCAGATGCGCGATGAAGAGGTCCAGCGTCGGCTCTTGGCCGAGTTCGCCGCGCCAGGCGTTGCAGCGGATGCAGAATGACGAAACAACATGCCTCGCCTGTTGGTCCATCTTCCGGACCTTGGTTTCCGGGTTGCTAAATCCGCCGAGTGTTGATTTGTACGAGTACCCGCCGCCACTGATTACTTGGCGCTGTCCTGACCAGTCATGGTCACACGTCGCATCCCCGCCCCACACTTGCGGATCAGTGCCATAACTGCGAAGTCCGTAGTACAGCTTTACGGGGGCGATGTCACGACACACTGAATCGAGTCACTTTCGATCTCGGACAGTCGCTGCCGGACATCGCCCACCAGGATTTTCACTCCCATTCCGCACCTCCTTTCTCATGTATAGACGAGTGGTCATCGCGTGTGCCTATCGTCGCCAGCGACGCCGCCCGCCTTCGCCGCCAATTCCGCGTCGACCAGCCGCCCGATCCGCTCTTGCTCAGCGTCATCCATCACCTGCTCACGGCGGCTATCCCGTTCCGCCTGCCATTCCTCGATCAGTTTTGACGCGCTGGCGCTGCTCAGTTTGTCGAGGGTCGCGTCAGGGTGAATCCGCTCCTGAATCCGCGCATTCATCGCCGCCTCGTCGTGATGCTCCCCGCCGTCCGGCCCTAGGACCGTCATGCCAAGGTCCTTCGCGAGCGCGATGAGGAATTGACGTTGCTTTGACGTGATGAAGCCGCCGCCGACCCGTTCAGGCTGTCGATCCTTGCTCATGGGGCTTATGTTGCGTGGCGGGGCTGTTTTGTCGCTCTGAGCGGTATCTGTGCGGTTGGGCGGCATGCGGCCCGGCGTATCGACCACATTGACCGATCCATCCGGGTCCGTGCCTTCGCTCAGATCGTCGCCGGCGAATTGCGTCCCGTAACCAAGATGAGCCAGGGCGCGACCGATGGCTTTTGTCTCCGATTTCTCGATATAGTCCCGGAAGTCGCCGGGCGTCTCGCTGCCATAGCCGGTCGCGCTGCCGCCGCTACTCAGCCGGACGGTCGCCCGGAAGATCGCTTGCGTATCGTCAAGGCGGATTGCCTCAGTCTCGAGCGCGGCATCGGGGTCCACATCGCGGAGCCACACCAGGCGCCACTTGACTTCGAGATAATCCTGCCGTCCCATCTTTATGAGATATTTGCTCGGGTCGAATCCCGTCATCTCGATTGACCTCCAGCGCCAAGCTGAACGCCTGGCGCGCCTCGTCATCCGTCAGACCGGCCCGGATGCAGGCGACGGCGGCGGCGTCGAGCCGCCACCATCGCGTCTGCTCAAACTCGGGGATCATTGGGCCGCGTCCGGTTTCGGCAGCATGCGAACCGTCGCCAGAAGTTCAAACGCTTGCACCGGGTCGCATACCGCATTCAACGATTTCAAACCCGGCGTACTCGTGGGGTTCCGGGCTCAGTTGTTCCGGCCCGCCATTCATCGCCCACTCCCAGCCTGACCGCTCAGCCGCGCCTTCGTCGTCAAACGCACCCAAGATGGCGCGCTCTATCCAATCGTCCGTACCGACATAGACCGTCGTCACGTAGATCATGGGGCTTGCTCCCGTTTCGGCACGATCAACACGTCACCGTCCATCCACCCCGCGTGTTGACCGAGCGGCCAGCCGTCCGCAATCAACCGATCCCTGAGCGCGTTGCCACCGATGCCCCGCGCCTTCCCGGCGACCGTGAACGCGGTTGGGGCGTCGTCGCCAGCCGCGACGATGGCGAGGCCCTCCGCATTCGCGAGGACATGCACCGCTGGCGGTTCGCCAAGCGCCCGGTGTCCGGCCTGAAGCAACCGCATCCCGCTATCAGTGAGACCGATGCCGGGACTATCGCCGCGCATCCGGGCCGGGGTAATCAGGTGGTAGCCCGCCTCTTGCGCCCGTTGCAGCGGCGTCATCTCGGCAAGCCGCAGTCGTTCCGCGAGTTGTTCGCTACGCTTTTCGCGGAGAGATGTGACGCTCATCTCGCCCTCAGTTCGTGTGCGGCGGGACGACCAGATCATCCCGCCGAGAAATGGCGTTGACCCGCGATGTTACGGGGATGTGGTAGGTATGCAGGCGGCGCAACTCCCGTACCCGCTCGCGGTGGAGGCGCGCCCAACGCCGGTCGGTGATGAGCGCGCCGACGATGCCGCCGACGATGACGGCGCCACTCAGAAGGGCGATTGTCCAGATCATATCCGTCGCTCCATCCGGCACGATTCGCAGACGGTCAAATCACCGCCGACCAGTAACAGGTAGTCGCAGCCGCAATAGACGCAGGTGAGATGTTCGACGGGACGGGCAATTGCCCGAGACGGGATTACCGCGTTACGAAACCACGACCCGACTTCGATGATCGAGAGCGGGTCCGTGTGCGCCAGAAGATTCAGGACCGGCGCTGCACCGGGCGGCAAGAGCGCCAGCGATGGCAGCAGATCGGCGTCGGTGCGGGTGCGGTCAATGGTTGCGGTCATTCGGCGTCCTCCGCCTCGGTATCGTCGGGATACGTGCAGGTGATGACGGCGGAATAGAGGTCGTCACCGTGATGAGCGGCGACGCTATGCGCCACGCCGGTTACGGTGCCTCCCGCCTTTTCACACCCGTCGACGCCCTTCTCCATTTCGTCTTGGAAGACGTCGGCGTCCCATGCCTGCACGTGATAGAGGCGCGTTTTCATGGTGTACAATCTCCGTAGGTTCCTTGCTCAAGAGCGGCTGAGGCGCGATGTACGCTTCAGCCGCTCGCCGTTTAGCCGATACCCCACAACGCCAAGAGATTCCGGGCATCGGTGACTTGCTCGATATAGGCGTCCGAGGCAATCCCGTACTCGCTCGCCCAGGCCGTGACATTGACGGATGCCGTGAGGATCAAGGCCACCATCAGCGGCCAGTACCTGACGGCGAGGTCGGCGATTTGACTGTCCCGTTTGGGTGATTTCGGCATCTTGGCTCGTCGGTTCATGATCGGCGTATCCGTCTCGATGCGCCGGACCATCGGTTGTACGCGGGTCATCTGCGGGGGATCCTCTCTACGGTTCTAGGGTCTAGACCGGCAGCCGTGCCGCCGTGGGATGATGGGAGCGCGGCCGGGTGTCATCCCCCACGCGCCGCCCGAAAACGGCACCGGAAACGGCCGCGCCCGATGTACTCATCCGTTTGCATCCCAGCCAATGACGGCCAGCATGTCAACGCCTGCGACCATCGCAACGGCGAACGCCATCACGAGTAGCAGACAGGTCAACGCGACAAGGTGCCTTGTGCCCACATCAATCCCTCCTTTCTTGCGACGACTCAGCGATCCATCCGGCCGTCTCGCGGCGCCACCAGCGCAGGGGTACGGACACCAAACCGACGCCAGCGCCGCCGCGAGACGACCCGCCCCCGCGTGGCACGGGAGCGGATCGCCAGAGGAAGGGAAAACAGACCGTGACGGTCGCATCGCCACGGCCCTGCCTCGGTGCGCCGCCAAGATCAAACCGGCACCCCGCAATGCGGTTGACCAGCGACCCACCGAGGCAGGGCCGCCCGCCGCCGGGGAGGGCGGCGGAACGGCAGAACGAGGGGTGAAGAGGGATACGGCGGTCATGGGAGCGTCCTCAGTCAGCGGCCAGCGCAACGCCGCGCACATGCGTCAGCAGTTGGCGGCCCAGGTATTCGGTGTAGGCGGGTGGAATCGCTTGGGAGAGTTCGCCGCGGGTCATCCAGTCAATACCCATCGCGGCGCGGCCCTCCGCGAGTTTGTTCTTGCGCCCCGCGGCGTGGCCGTGCCGCCGCGACCGGACTTCATGCCCGAAAATCACGTAATAGTCGCGGTCGTGGCTTGGGCAGGCCGTGCCGAACAGCAGCACGTCGGATTCAAACAGGCGGTGCCGTTTGACGTTGCAGCCGAGCGCCAAGCCGCAGACGGTGACGGGCTCGATGAGCGGTGCGCCGGGCACGTTCTCGATGATGTAGGGTCGGCCGAGTCCGGCCAGAATCGACCGCAGAGTTTCAATCAGCGTCGGCGCGGATCCGTCGTGTAGATGCCGCACCGCTCGGCTATATGCCTGACACGGCGGCGAGGCGTGAATCGCGTCGTACTCATGCCCATGCGCGGCGACGTACTCCAATGCGTCACTCTGAATGAAGGCGAACGGGTAGCGCGGTTGGGGGGCAAGATCGACGCCAGTCACGTCGAATCC